GTTTCGCATGTTTGTTATTAATTTTCACTTTACTCATTTTTCTCCTTTTTGTTAATATGATCTATTGTCGCAGCTTGCGGCTTGTTGCTTGAAGCTTGCGGCTTGTTGCTTGGAGCTTCAGGCTCCAATTGGTCAGTGCGTGCACTGACCAGCTTATTTGAAGCTTTCAACTTTTTATAATAATCGGGATGCCTAAAAACGTGGCCCATGGAATTAGTGTTTTCCATAGGCTACATTTTTAACAGAAGGATCCCAGCACGCTCGACAGTCACCGCATACGTTGCCTTGGTCAGGAGCTGGGCAAGTTCTTCCTCCTGCTGTAGTGACAACCGTTGAAGTGTTTAACCAGGAGCCAGCCGGTTCCTGATCAACCATCGGCATGGAAAATCTTATAGTCAAATTGCCTGGGGCCTGATCTAAATATTTATTGGTCCAGGCTTCTCGTGTTGGTAACCAGTGACGCTTCTCAGGTGACAGCTCACACACTTCGAATATTTTCATTAAGTGAGCAACGTCCTGCACGTCTCCGGAGTCATGCCACCTGAACACGTCAGGCCGCTTGCTGTTTATTAATAACGCCATTGCGTCAACCCATTCAGGTTTTGCAATTGATTCTAATCGTTTGTATTGCGCTGCTTGCACAACCGGAAAAACATAACAGCCTTTTGTGGCGTAACATCCTTCACACGTTGAGCCTACAACGTCGACCAGTTTTGATCCGGTCTTGCATTCTGCTGCGGGTAGGCCATAGCTCCAACCCGGCATTTTAGAAGGACGGCTCAGGCCGCCTACTAGTTTCCAAGCTTCTTGTGTATTCATAATTATACCTTTCTGTTAAATCTATTTTTAACACGCGTACCGGGTTTATGTAATGTGACCGCTTGACGCTTGTTGCTTGAGGCTTGTTGCTTGATGCTCAACTCTTTAAAAAACTTTTTACAGCTCCGGAGATATGCATCCGGCAGCTGGTTGTGGTCCTCTATAAAATACCTGATTAAATTATTGTGGGATCTATATCTCATTTTGCCCTCCTATCAAAATCTTCACCTGCCAAGGTAATGATTCTGTCAACTAGGTCCCGATACTCTTCAATTGGCATCAGGCCAGACAGAGAGCTAACAGTGCAATCTTTCCATCTGTCAACCCATTGCTGTTTTGTGTTCTTAATTGGTTTACCTAACATGCTGTAGGTGTCTATTGTTTTTTCTTCCATACTTTCTCCTTCTGTTAATGCGGCTGGCTTAACAAGTTAATAAACGAAACCGTCGGCCGCAGCTACTTATATAAAAAATTTTTTTACTTTTATATGTGCAACAACGTCGCAGCTTGATGCTTGAAGCTTGATGCTTGATCCCTGCCTCCAATATATAACATTGCCGCGCGACAAAATGTCGCGGTCCAAGTCCCTCTTTTACCGTCACCGGTAGTGAGTGCTTTTAAACTTGGACCAAATCAGTGGTGCGCTACGTAGGGGGCCAGCACTTATCTAGAATTATCTGGTCATACTCCCGGTATCACGCCCTATGTTATAGTGTTTATATTCCACAGTCAGACACCACTGATACCAGGTCTCTCTTCATACCTGCGCGCGTTTACCTCCAGGCAGAGAGACCAGGCATCAGCATCAGTGGTGTACTACGCGGGAGAGGTAACGTTGCTTAATACCATACAGGATCCTACGCATGCCCCCGTGTTATAGTAGTTTATTCCACAGTCAACACCACTGATACCAGATCCAATCACCATGCTAACGTTTTTAAAAATTTGCATTTAGCAATTGGATCTGGCATCAGCCCCTCTCATAATCCGATACGTTTGAAAGCCGTTCGATCAGCAAGGGACTAACACCGTTGATAGATAATGTCCAAATTATCTAAATCCTATATAATCCTATTGACAATTAATGTCAAGTAGTTTAAAAAAATAATTATTAACAATTAACAGAAAGGACATTATGTCAAAGATTAGACTAAATACTGAACTACGAAACAAGTTGTTTGGTAAAATAAAAAATGTGTTTGAAGAAGAAATGACACAAGAGAAAGAGGCATATCTCGTAGCAAGAGAGAATGTAGATAAAGAATATAAATCAGCATTTGAACTTGCAACACAGATTGTGCAACGAGCATATCCAACAGATGATGTTAAAGTGTTAAGACATTTTAAATCTAAATATGGAAGTCCATGTGATGTTGTTGCCAAAGATAAATGTTTTTTCTTTGCACACAACGAGGGTGTTGATGACGAGGGTAATCAAACTGAAACTAAATCGCATTTTGATTTTGGTTTGTTTGGTAATCTAAATGGTAATGAATACTCAAGAGAGGAAGGACAACACTTTGCTTATGCTTATTATAGAGATGAGTTAAAAGAACAAGGGTTAAACCCAGATATTCTTGCTCAACAAAATGATAAGCAAGATAATCCTCATAAGACTAAACATGTAGACGCAAACAATAAAGCACTTGGTTTTTCATCAAGTTATCATTCAGAAAACAATACAGGCATGACCAAAGCATTTAATGATAATTTTTTATTAGATGTAATTGGAACTTCTTATTGTCGTTCAAGAACAATCGCATGTACTAAAGACGAGTATGAGAGATTGGAACAATGGCGAGTTGCAAAATCTCAATTAGTATCAACTCATCAAAAGTGGATTGATAGTATCACTAAACAATGTGATGAGTTAAAGATTGGATTGAAAGCATACCGATACATGAGTGAGGCTATTGAGTTAGCTGACGCACTTGGTATCAAGATTGATGAGGCTGAACTGATTAGAACTAACTCAACAGGTTTGACAATCTACAATCCAACTAATCTTGCTGAAAGAATAAAAGGCATGAAAAATAAATTCATGTCAAGAGAGGCTAAAATTTTAGCAAGACAAAAATATGAACAAAGTATAAATTAATACTTGACTATGGGACTATCCTATGCGATAGTCCCATACATAACAGAAAGGAATAAAATGATACAAGATAAAACATTTAGAATAACTTACAAAAAATCAACAGGCGAAACTATTACAAGGTTTGGCAAGTGGACAGACAAATGTAGATTTTGGAAATCTAAAATCGGACATGCACTTATGACTTACTATGACTTAGATGCACAAGGTTATAGAACAGCTAAGGGCGAGTGGAAAGTGAGGTACTAATGACCTCACATGTTTGGTGTCATGGTCCAAGTTGCCATACAAATCACACAGTTGACAGGGTGCGAGGTAGCAAGGGCAATAAAGTTTTACGAACTCGTAAAGTACAATTTAATCCAGAATGGCGATTAACTATGTATTCATATTTTTGTAGCAATGGTTGTTATAATGACTTTGCAAATAAATATATTGAACAAATCATTGCGATTGCACCTAGACGAGAGCCATTGGAAACACCGATTGAAAACCCAGAAAGAACTAAACACGAAACTAGTTGGGGTTATACTTATTATAATACTAAGATAAGAGAACGAGAGGTGTGACAACTTTATCCATGGACCATGTAGCATGGTCCATGGTACAAGACCTTATTAACAGAAAGGAACATATGACAAAAAAGAAAACATTAAAAGCAGAGTACTTACCAGGCGGTGCAAGACGTCAAGAGATGTTAGATAAAGCAGTTGATTATCTTAGAACACCTGGAGCAACTCAACAAATTAAACATGAGTTCTGTTTAACTTATCTTATGATGACTGAAACAGAATATCTGGAGGCATTGAACAAGGCAACCAATGGCGCAATGATTAAAGATCTTTGGAATTAGTATTGACAACTACGGGACAATCCTATAGGATTGTCCCATTAACAGAAAGGAACATATGAGCAAACTAAAACAAGAAACAATGATTGACGCAACAGAGTCAAGAGAAAATAGATTTAGTGGTGAGTCTATTTTACTAACTAAACATGAGGCTAAGATACATGATGAGATATTCTATTATGAATACTTAGCAACATTAGAAGATAAAAAGGTTGGCATTGATGGTCATTCAAAGCTTTGGGATAAAGTGCGTAAGGGTATTAATTACTTTAGACAGCACAATGCTGAGGCTTACATGGTTCTGTTAGACTAGATGTCATGAGCCGGGGGTCAAGCCCCCGGCTTCTAGTTATCTAATAGAGGTACCAAGACCAATCCAAAATTTGAACTTTCCCAAATATTGATATATACATTTACAAAAAGGGGTCCCTATAGGTGCGACATTTTGCCAAGTTTTGGATACTTAAAGGCGTAAAATACTTATCGGGATTAAAAACGTATGTGTAAAAATTTTTTGGAAAATTTTTTCGAATGACATTATGAAAATAGATATAGAAAAGTTAAAGAAGTTTGAAAAGCTGCCACCTGACGTGAAAAGAGAATTATCTCTTGTAATGGCTAAGTGGAAAGAAAAGAAAAAACAAGCTGATATAAAAAATGATTTCATGGCTTTTGTCAAACATGTGTGGCCAGATTTTATTGAAGGAACACATCACAAACAAGTTGCAGATAAATTTAATCAAATTGCACAAGGAAAAATAAAACGTGTTATAATTAATATGGCACCTAGACATACTAAGTCTGAATTTGCATCTTATCTATTACCTGCATGGATGGTAGGTCGTAATCCTAAATTAAAAATTATTCAATCAACTAACACCACAGAATTATCAGTTAGGTTTGGTCGTAAAGCAAAACAACTTATGGATTCTCCAGAATACAAAGAAGTATTTCAAACAAGACTCAAAGAAGATTCACAAGCTGCTGGTAAATGGGAAACACAACAAGGTGGTGAATATTATGCTGCCGGTGTTGGATCTGCAATTACTGGTCGTGGTGCCGATCTTCTGATTATTGATGACCCACACACTGAACAAGATGCAATGAATGCACAAGCTTTGGAAAGAACTTATGAATGGTACACATCAGGTCCACGTCAACGTTTGCAACCTGGTGGAACGATTGTAATTGTAATGACAAGATGGAATGAAAAAGATTTAGCAGGACGATTAATCAAAGCACAAAAAGAACCTAAAGCAGATCAATGGGAAGTAATTGAGTTCCCTGCAATCTTACCTAGTGGTGAACCCCTGTGGCCTGAATACTGGAACCTGAAGGATTTAGAAAGTGTTCGTGCTTCAATTCCATTATCAAAATGGAATGCACAGTACATGCAAAATCCAACTGGTGAAGAAGGAGCATTGATTAAAAGAGAGTGGTGGCAGAACTGGGATTCAGATCAACTTCCTCCATTAGAACATGTGATACAAAGTTATGATACCGCGTTTATGAAAAAAGAAACTGCGGATTACTCTGCTATTACCACTTGGGGTGTATTTACACCATCTGAAGATTCTGGTCCTTGTTTAATATTAGTGGATGCAGTTAAAGGACGATACGAGTTTCCTGAGTTACGTAGGATCGCTATGGATCAGTACGGATACTGGAACCCTGAAACCGTAATCGTTGAATCTAAAGCCTCTGGTCTACCTCTAACTTATGAGTTGCGAAAACTAGGGATTCCTGTTATAAATTTTAGTCCCTCAAAAGGTAACGATAAACATACGAGGGTAAACAGCGTTTCGCCGTTGTTTGAGTCGGGTAAAATTTATGCTCCTAAAGATATGGAGTTCGCACAGGAAGTTATTGAAGAGTGCGCTGCATTTCCATATGGAGACCATGATGACTTGGTGGACTCGATGACTCAAGCGGTAATGCGTTTTAGACAAGGTGGTTTGATTCAACACCCAGAAGATTATGAGGATGAACCTTTACCACAAAAACAGAGGACCTATTATTAATGATAAACTCAGTATTAAGATTTTTAGCATCCCTTCGAAGTTTAAGAAATTCAGGTGCAATTAAAACAATTGACCAAGCATTTGATTTTGCAAAAAGAGAATTTGGTGAAATAGATGATTTGTTTAAAAGACAGATTGAACAAATTTTTAAAGGACCGGTAAAGAAAGCTCCTAAACCAGGTGAGGGTGGAATCACTTCTATTAAAAATGCTCCTAAAAAAGAAACACCGGTTCAGGAACCAGGGATCAGTCCAGTCATGCAAAGATTAGAAAAAGGTGTTGAGACCTTAAAACAAATGAAACAACCTGGCATGGATCTTGCAACAGGCTTAACAAGAACTGCAGCTAGAAAAATTTTAGATAGAGCAGGAATTCAAGTACCAGATAAAGTAGATCCAACAGAAATATTTATAAAAGAATTTGGTGGAGATGTATTAGGAGATGTTCAAAACGTTGCTGAAGAAATGATTGAAATTGAGCGAATGGGTAAAGCAACAAAAAGTATGGATGAGATTTTAGAACAGACAGGTATGTTTAATCTTAAACGTGGTAGAACAGATATGCCAAGAGGATATACTGATGAAGAGATGGAAGAGATTAAAAAAGCAATCGAACAAGAAGATATTTTATTAGGGTTTGATCCAAAAGATAGAAAACCAAATTCACAAGGTGGTATTAACAGAGCAATGTATGCTTTTGGTTCTGGAGTTAAGTTAGCTAAGTTCCTTGCTAACAAGGGTAAAAATTTAAAACAAGAAATTAAAAAAGCAGTTGATAATATTTTCACAACTGATGATATTAAATACGATGCTGACGTTGCAGTTGATACGATGTTTGAAGAACTTGGTGTGGATAGAGATATGTTTGATCAAAAAGATGTATTAGATGCATATAGTATGGCATATGATGAACTTAAAATACCTCTTTTACAAAAACTTCAAAAACCTACAAAGAGTATTGAGTCGATGAAAAAAACTGGAAGCATTGATATTTCTGATCCAGAAATAGCAGGTGAGATGGATAGATTTGCAAAACAAGCAGATCCTGAAGGATATAAAAAAATGGAAGAGGCTATGAAAAAAGCAGCGGACGAAGCTCAACCAATAGAATATTTTTTAGGTACAAGAAAAAAGAACTCAAAAGGTGGCTTACAGTATTTAATGGGGTTATAAAATGAAGATAGGTGACTATGAACAAATGATGTCCTATCTGACTCGTAAGTCATTTAAAGAAGGAACTCCTGATACATCAAAACCCAAACCGAAACCCCTAACCGAAGATTTTTTTAAAGAAAAAGCAGATCTGTATATCAAAGGTTTGATTGGTGGATTTCCTAAAGATGAAATGCTTTTAAAGTTACAAGGCATTTTAGATAAAGCAGTTGAACAAGGAATTGTAAAACCTGAAGAAGGTATAAATTATTTTAGAAACAGGAAACAGGAACTATTAGACTTTGCAAAAGAAAATCCTGGTGAGACTTTACCTGGTTTGGGTAGAGAAAATTTTCAAGACGGAACACCAGGTAAAAGTGCTTTTAGAAAACCTTTTCCTCCTGAAATAGAAAAACAAATAATTAAACTTCATCAAGTAGATAAAATGGGAGCACAAGCTATTGCAGACGAATTAGGTTTAAGTAGATCACCTGTTGGTAAAAGAATAACTGCATTAAAAAAAGAAGGTAAAATAAAAGATATTCCTTACGCAGAAAGAAAAGCATCTATAGACCAAAGAGGTGATTTGTTTGGTAAACCTCCTGGAGAAAAATACTTAACTGTAAGAGAGATAAGAGATGTGGATAGAAAAGCTGTAGATAAATCTACGGGTAAATCATTATATAACATACCAGAAAAAGCAAAATTTAAAGTAAACTTTGGAAATACGGGTGCAAGGTTTACAGATATAACAAATGTACCTGAAGAATTTATAGGTGTTAAATATTTCAATACTAAAGAAGCTGCAGAAAAAGCTCTTGTTAAAAGAAAAAAATTAAAATTAATAGGAGATGAAGATCCTGATCCAATAAGAAGAAAAGCTAATAAAAAGAAATATGATTTAGTAAAAGAAGTATCTGATAATAATATTGAAAGAGTTCTAGCAGATTTTAAAAAAGGTCAACCTTTAGAACAAGCTCACCGTTTAAGTTTAAATCAAGTTAAAAAAACAGGTGAAATGTACAATGTAATGAATTTAGGGTTAGATTTTGATGATCCTAAACTTGTGCAGATAAATAATGAACTTGTCAAACCTTATGAAAACAAACTAAAACAATTATATACAGAACAAAATAAACTTTATAAAAAAGCTAGTAATTTAAAAACCATACCTAAAGAGTTACAAAAACAAATAGAATTTAATAATTTAAAAATATCTTCTGTAGTTGATTTAGCAGGAGGTAGAGTTCAAGGTCTTCAGTTAGACGAGATTACTTTAAAACCAAAAGTAACTGGTGTTAATTATGCAAACGTTTTAGGTTTTGGTATTTATGATAAACCTGTAAAAGAATTAACAGATGTTGACAGAGCAGGAATAGGTGCTGTTATGCAGGGACAAATTGAAAATGAAAAAAGAACTGCAGGAAAAACAGCTGAAAAATTATTTCAAAACAAACAATTTTTAAAAGATGTAGATAAATTAGCTGTACAATCAATGGTGCCTGGCATGACAACAGCAAATCAAATAAAAGATTTTCAAATAAGAACCGGAGGCCCGACTCTTGGTGCTGTGGGTGATATTGGAATGGCTAGAGATATTTTATCTAGAGATATTGAAACTGGTAAAAGATTAATTAGTGAATATGGACCTAAAGTTCTTCAAGGAGCTAGACAAGTTGGTAAATTTGCAGTCATACCTGAACTTGCTTTAGGTGCAGCATTTGCTCCATTAGATTTAGGTGAAGGAAGATCTGGTTTAGAAACTTTATTAAATGTAGCAACGTTGGGTATGGGCATACCAATTAAAGATGCAAGAGATAGAGCTAACTATGTAGATCAGTTTGGATTAAAGGAAGATTTATTTTCTGCACAAATAAAACAATCCGGTGCACAATATGGTGCACCTGAATTAACAGAACGTGAAAAACTTGCTTTAGAAAAAGCACAAGAATTTGATACGGAAGTATTACAACCAAGATTGGAAAAAACTTTAAGAGAAAGACAAGCAGCTTCTGATCCTAATTTTGGAACAGGAATTATGGGTATGGCCAATGGTGGACGTATCGGTTTTGGTGGTGGTTCCGATATGGGTACTGTCGCTGATTCACAAGGTAATGTAGGACCAGGAGCCGGTGGCTATCAAGGTGGTGGAACACAGGAATCTGATGACAGAAGTTCTGCAGCCCAAACCGCTGCACACAATGCAGCAGTTGCAGCAGCTCAAGCTGCAAATAAAGCAGCTGAACAAAAAATGAATATAATTAATACATTAAATAGATTTAAACCTGACACTTTTGTTAATCCATATAATTATTCAATTGGTTTAAATAAAAATATTGGACCTTTTGGATTAAACGTTGGTATTAATACTCTTGGAATTTTAGGAATTGATGATCCTCGAACAAAAGAAGATGAAAGTGAACAAGATGATTATGGAATTAGTGCAGGTTTTAATACAGATGTACTTGGAGGAAATCTAAGTTTAGGTGCAGGATACAATCCAACAACAGGTACAAATTTAGGTTTAAGTTTTTCTAAACAATTTAGTCAAGGAGGCCGTGTAAATTTTGCAGATGGATATGATCCTAAGAGAAGAAAATTTATGAAAGCAGCTGCAGGCATTGCATCAATACCTGTATTTGGAAGAATGTTAAAACCGGTTGTTAAAGGTATGGAAGCAGCAGGACCTGCTGTGACACAAGCAGCAACAGAAGCTGAAAAATTATTTTTTAAATTAGTTGATGCAGTAAAGAGTAAAGGCATTATGGATAAATTAGATAAAGTAACTGGAGGTAGATTATCTGGAGCATATCATACATATAAAGATGCAGAAGTTTTAGAAGATGCCGGATCCATTACTGCAAAATTTAAAACGGATAAAGGTGCACCAGCAGAAATTGTTTATATTAAACCTCAAAAAGGAATAGATCCTAAAACAGGTAAAGAAGTGGAATACCCTGGTCAATTTGATTATGAAGCTCAAGAAATAGCAAGAATAAATCCAGAGGGAGATGTAGATATTGATGCAGAATTTGAAATTATTGATAGTCTTGAAGATGTAAAGAAATTGATTGATGATTAAAAAATTAACTACTACAATACCCCCTAAATCAGGACCCATGCCTCAGGGCTTGAATATTTCCTATAATACTGTTACAACAGTCAAACAATCTGGAGAAAAAATAAATGGCAGACAATATGGACAACGTAGACAAAGCTCTACCCAACGAACCAAGAAAAGAATTTGAAGTTCCTGGTGAACAGGAAATACAAGAACAAATTGTAGAACAAGTTCAAGAAGAACAACAATCCCCTGATGATGTAGAAGTCACAGAGAACGAAGATGGATCGGTTGATATAAATTTAGATCCTGCAGCTGCAACTCCTGAAGGTGGTGATGAACATTATGCAAATCTTGCAGACTTTTTACCGGATGATGTATTAGGTCGACTTGCATCAGACTTATCTTCTAAATATCAAGAATACGTTGGTTCAAGAAAAGATTGGGAAAAAACTTATACACAAGGATTAGATTTATTAGGTTTTAAATATGATCAAAGAACAGAACCCTTCTCAGGTGCATCGGGTGCAACGCATCCTGTTCTTGCAGAAGCGGTTACACAGTTTCAAGCATTAGCTTATAAAGAATTGTTACCAGCAGATGGACCGGTTCGAACTCAAATCATTGGATTACAAACTCCAGAAAAAGTTCAACAAGCAACTCGTGTAAAAGATTTTATGAATTATCAAATCATGGATCAGATGAAAGAATATGAACCAGAATTTGATTCAATGTTATTTCATTTACCTCTTGCAGGTTCTACTTTTAAAAAAGTATATTATGATGAAATGGAACAAAGAGCAGTTTCTAAATTTGTTCCTGCAGATGATTTAATTGTTCCGTATACCGCTACCTCATTAGATGATGCGGAAGCAATTATTCATCGTGTAAAAATTTCAGAGAATGATTTAAGAAAACAACAAGTAGCCGGTTTTTATAGAGACATCGATATTGGTAAACCAGGTGATAAAGAATCTGAGATTGAGAAAAAAGAAAGAGAGCTTGAAGGAATTTCTAAAACTGCAAACGAAGATGTATTTACTGTATTAGAATGTCACGTCGATTTAGATCTAGAAGGTTTTGAAGATACAAATCCCGAGACTGGTGAGCCGTCAGGAATTAAAATTCCTTATATTGTAACCCTTGAAGAATCATCTAGAGAGATTCTTTCTATTCGAAGAAACTATGAAGTAGGAAATCCTAAAAAAGATAAAGTTCAATACTTTGTTCATTTTAAATTTTTACCAGGACTAGGTTTCTATGGTTTTGGTTTGATTCATATGATTGGTGGATTATCAAGAACTGCTACAGCTGCATTAAGACAATTGTTGGATGCCGGAACCCTGTCTAATTTACCCGCTGGTTTTAAAATGCGTGGTATTCGAATTAGAGATGATGCACAATCAATTCAACCGGGAGAGTTTAGAGATGTCGATGCACCGGGTGGAAATTTAAGAGATTCATTTATGATGCTTCCGTTTAAAGAACCAAGTCAAACATTACTTGCATTAATGGGAGTAGTGGTTCAAGCAGGTCAACGATTTGCATCGATTGCAGATTTACAAGTTGGTGATGGTAATCAACAAGCAGCAGTAGGAACTACCGTTGCACTTCTTGAAAGAGGAAGTAGAACCATGTCAGCAATTCACAAAAGAATTTACTCAGCTTTGAAAAATGAATTTAGACTCATGGCTAGAGTATTCAAGTTATATCTACCTCAAGAATATCCATATGATGTAGTTGGGGGCCAAAGAATGATTATGCAATCAGACTTTGATGACCGGGTAGATATATTGCCAGTTGCTGACCCCAACATTTTTTCACAGACACAGCGTATCTCACTAGCGCAAACAGAACTGCAGCTGGCACAATCTAATCCACAGATGCACAACATGTATGCAGCGTATAGAAATATGTATGAAGCATTGGGGGTAAAAAATATCGATAGTGTTTTAATTAAACCACAACAACCTATGCCAAAAGATCCTGCATTAGAACATATTGATGCATTAGGAGGTGCACAGTTCCAAGCATTTCCAGGTCAAGATCATCGATCACACATCACAGCTCATTTAAATTTTATGGCAACGAACATGGCTAGAAATAATCCAATGGTTATGGCAAGTTTAGAGAAAAATATTTTTGAACACATTTCTTTAATGTCTCAAGAACAAATTGAATTAGAGTACAGAGACGAATTACAACAGTTACAACAAATGCAAATGGCTATGCAACAGAATCCACAAATGGCTCAACAGATGCAAATGCAAATGATGCAGATCCAACAAAAGATTGAAGCAAGAAAAGCACAGTTGATTGCTGAGATGATGGAAGAATTTATGAAGGAAGAAAAAGAAATTACTTCACAATTTGATAATGATCCTATTGCAAAACTAAGATCGAGAGAATTAGACCTTAGAGCAATGGAAAATGATAGAAAAGAACGTGAAAACAAAGATCGAATGGACTTGGATAAGATGAAAGCGATGATGAATCAGATGAATCAAGAAGAAAAACTAGATCAAAACGAAGATTTAGCTAAATTGAGAGCAGATACATCAATTGAAAAGACAATTTTATCAAAAACTATTCCAAGTACGGACTCTATGATGAAAAATGGAGCTCCAACTATGCCGAAAGTAAAAATTTTTAGAGGAGGAAATGAATAAATGAGAAAAAAAATGACAAAATCTGAAAAAAAGGTTAAAAAGGTTATGCGGGAATTCAAAAAAGGTGAACTCCCGATAGGGAAGTCGAAGAAAAAAGTAAAATCTCGTAAACAAGCGATAGCAATTGCTTTATCGGAGGCTGGAAAATCAAAACCAAGGAGATAAAATGGAAAAACTAGATAAAATTGTTGAAATAGCAACACCAGAAATGAAAGTTGAAGTCGATCCTAGATCTAAATCAACTGCTGACAAAGCATTTAACGGAATTGCAGTTCCTGATGAAGTTGAAGTAAGAGGAACGAAAAGAATGCTTAAAGAAAAGTCTAAAAAAGCTAAATGGATATAAACCTATGTGGTTTAGTGCTATTAAATTAGCCGCACAAGCAGGCTCACACATTTTTAAAAACCGTCAGAAGACGAAAATGTTAATGGCGGATGCACAAATGCGTCATGCAGAGAAAATGGCGAACGGAGAAGCTGAATATCAAGGTAAATTACTTGAGGCAAGGCAATCGGACTGGAAGGACGAATTTATTTTAATTTTACTTTCAGCGCCAATAGCATTATTATCGTGGGCAGTATTTTCAGATGACCCGGCAGCTATGGAAAAGATGCAATTGTTTTTTGAATACTTTTCACAGCTACCATTTTGGTATCAAACAATTTTTGTAGGTGTCATCGCATCTGTATACGGATTAAAAGCAACTGATTTAATTAAGAGGAAATAATATGAGTAATAGAAGATACAACACACAAACAAGAAAAGCTTTTTTATCAGGTGGTCAAGCAAAACTTGATGCAAATAAAGATGGTAAAATTACAGCTAAAGATTTTGCAATGCTAAGAGGTAAGAAAAAAGATAAGAAGAAAAAACCATCTATGATGGCAATGGCAATGAAGGGGAAAAAATAATGGCAAACAGAAGATACAATACACAAGTAGCTAATGATAGAGCATGCATGTCTAAAGGCGGATCAACTTCTAAATATCATACTACTAAAGAAGGTAAAAAAGCTAAAAAAGGTTTATGGTATAATATTGCTATGAAAAGAAAACGTGGCGAGAAGATGAGAAAAAAAGGTGAGAAGGGTGCACCTACAGAAGCTGCAATTAAAAAATCACAAGCGTAATGTTTAGAAGACAATTTGCATCAGGAAGTAAATCGCCAGCATGGCAAAGAAAAGAAGGCAAATCTGAATCAGGAGGCCTGAACCGTA